CATTTCTTTTTCTCCTGTCTTAAGTCGGAAGAAATCTTCTTCCTAACTTGTGCCCCCGTTGGATTGTGAATCCGTACCCGCTAGGCGGGGGCGGTCTTGCTTAGACTTTCTTAATCATCACCTCATCCTTGCTTACAAGAATTCCGCGAGACTTTAAGCCCTCGGCGATTAACTCTGCAAGGTATGGCAGTGTCTCGGTTTCAAATGTCATCACTGGCAGATTGACGATGACATCTGATGAGTTGCGTGTGTTCATTTGTTCTCCTGTGCTAGTGCTCGGCGGTGTTGCCTTGCGTGCCCCCGTGAGAGTGTGAGTCTCGTAGCCTGTAGCGCGGGGGCGATTGTTCCTATTCGCCGTCCTCCTCATCTTCTAGGATAAAGGAAGAGTCGCAATTTGTACAGGTTGGACGGGTGAGGTTGTAGGTCTTAAGACTTAGGCGAATCTTCTCGCCACAGTTACACACGGCTACCTTGTTGTTCTTGTTGCGTCCTTTTGGTTTGATTGAAAGGTCGTTTGATGCTGTGAGTTTTAACGCCTCCTCTATTAGGTCGTGAGCCTCTTTCCACATCTCAACGCAAGAATCGGGAACTTGAGTGTCGGTCCATCCCTTACCCTTTACTTGTTCAATCTTAAGACCGAAAACCTCTTCGGCTGTCTTCTTGAAAGTCTTGTTATGGTAGCCGTCCCCACTTGTTCCCTTGCGTCCCTCTTTCGTGTCTAATGAGTGCGCCATCTCGTGGAGAAGAGTGCCAAGCGTTGCGCGGGCACCGCGGGAGAAAGAAGAGGCAGATAAGAAAATCTCGTGGAATTGCTCGTCCGCATTCTGCCAAGGTGTCCAAGGTGTGAAATGCCCGTGGACCTTATCTGAGCGACCAATTGAGATTGTGGCGCGGGGTGTGCCTGTCTTTTCTTGGATGAGTGAGTGAGCAGATTCTAGGGCTGTGAGGATGATTGAAAGATTCTCACTCTTGGCGGGTGCTTGGAAGATGTCTTCTGCACCTGTCTTCTTGATTGTTGCTGTCTTGTTCATTTCTTCTTCTCCTGTCTTGAGCGCAAGTTTTACGCTCACAGGGTGAGTCTAATGACTTGAGGACAGTTGTACAACTCTTAACCCCGTTTGGAAGATGAACAACAGGTGAACAATAATCCACAGGGTTATCCACAGGGCAGGAATCAAATGTCTATTTGTCGACAATTGAGGAATGGACCCGCTCTTCTTCCCCTGTCTTGGATTGAGCGGGGGGATAGTCCACCCCGCAATCAACCCCTGAATTACGCAACAAAAGTGTTTCTTAATTCCCTTGGAAGAACATTTATTTAAGTCTTAAGACGGAAAAGAGAACTCTAACCGTCAGGTAGAGGTTGAGGGTTGAGGATTACCGAGAATCCTAGGGATTTGAGGGTAGGCTTATTAAATCCGACGACATACATATATATATACTCAGGTAAAAAATTCCTGTTATATAATAAGGGGGCTATATAATATACCTTCTGACCAGCACTTTTGCCCCAGAGGGCAACTATTTTAAAATATTTTTAAAATAAGTGTTCGGTTTACCCGTTTCCAACGGGTTATCTTATATATAAGAATTTATATTCTTAGTAGTTCTAAACGAACTCGCTTCGTTTGGGACTACGCTCGTTCGTTATATATAATATATAAATATATAACCTACTTCGTAGGTAGACAGCCAGAGTTATGCCGTTTTAACGGTAGCGTTATAATACCGATTTAAGGGGCAAATTTAATGGGACGTAAGCCTGGAATTCAGAATATCCCAAAGGGCGAAGCCCAGGAGAAAGTTCTCATCCAACTAGGTCAGGGTTCAACCATTACGGCTGCTATGGCATCCGTTGGTAGAAACGATGTGACCTTTAGGCAATGGTCTATGAATGACCCAGCCTTTAAGGAACGTGCCGACAAAGCCCGCCTAGCGGGTAAGGGTGTAATTGCCGACTTAGGGGATTTGAAGAACATATCCTTCCCCGACTTCTGTGAGCAGTTCCTAGATGCTAAACTCTTTGAACACCAACTTGACTGGCTAGACCTGATTGAAGGTCGTGAGCCATCTTGGTTGCCACCTGGGATTACCTATGAGCCTGGCGACCCAAAGCGTGTACTTATCAACGTACCCCCTGAGCACGCCAAGTCAACTACGATTACAACCAACTAGGTCCTTTACAACATAGTGACCAACCCGAATGCCAGAGTCATCATTGTCTCTAAGACTCAGGGTATGGCTAGAAAATTCTTAGGTGCGATTAAGACCCGCCTAAGCCACCCCGCCTATATCAAACTCCAGACCGCCTTCGGTCCAAATGGCGGATACAAGGCTGATGCAACCCAATGGTCAGCAGATATGATTTACCTAGGAACGGGACGTGATTCAGGTGAGAAGGACCCTACGGTTCAGGCTCTCGGATTTGGTTCACAGATTTACGGTGCTCGCGCTGACCTAATCATCCTAGACGATGTTGTGATGAACTCAAATGCCCACGAGTGGGAGAAGCAAATTGAATGGCTTCAGAAGGAAGTTATCACACGTCTGGGGCGGCACGGAAAACTGCTTATCGTAGGAACCCGTGTCGCGCCCATTGACCTTTATAAAATGATTCGTGACCCAGGACAATGGTCAGGTGGTAAGACTCCTTTCACCTACTGCGCTATGCCAGCCGTTCTTGAATTTGATGAGAAGCCTGAAAACTGGAAGACGTTATGGGCTAAATCTAATTTACAAGAAAATGAAATTGACGAGGCGGGACCTGATGGACTTTATCCGAAATGGGATGGACCCTCTTTATTTAAGAGACGCTCTGAAGTTGCGCCATCTGTCTGGGCTATGGTCTACCAACAAGAAGACGTGCAAGAAGACTCTATCTTCTCACCAACTTGTGTCGCAGGTTCAGTCAACGGAATGCGTAAGCGTGGACCTCTCAAAGAAGGAACTCCAGGTCATCCAAGGCATATAGAATCTGGTTATACCATTATCGGTCTTGACCCTGCTATGGCAGGTGCAACGGCTGCAGTAGTAGCAACATACAATCGCAGTGATGGCAAGATTTATATTCTTGACTGCATCAATATGACTGAGCCTACTCCAGCCAAGATTCAAACTTTGATTGAAGAGTGGGTTGAGAAGTATCGCCCACAAGAACTAAGAATTGAAATCAACGCTCATCAGAAGGCTTACGCCCTAGATGATAACTTGCGAAACTTTCTAGCCTCATATGGCTGCCAGTTGAACTCACACTTCACTGGTAAGAACAAGTGGGACACTTCTTTTGGTGTGGCATCTATGGCTACGCTATTTGGAAACACTCGTGATGGTCGCTTCCAAGATAACAACTTGATTGAATTACCAAGCAATGAAGGCTCTGAAGGTCTTAAGGCGCTAGTACAGCAACTTATTACGTGGAAGCCTGATACTAGAAACCCTACCGACTGCGTAATGGCTCTCTGGTTTGCGGTCATCCGCATCCGTGAGTTAATGCAAACATCAAGTCGGGTAGGTCAATATGCACAGAACCGTTGGGCTACTCGTGCACAAAAGTCAAACAGAGGGTCACTTAATTTAGATGAGGCATTCGCCTCCCAATGGTCTGAACAATACGGATAAGGATTACAAAATGGCAATGGCTAATCGCGGTGAAGGTCTTGCAGGTGGCTCCCGCGGAGTCGGCGGCATTACTGGTGGCGGTGCAAAGAACGTAAATCCAATTAATAAGCAAATGACCACACGTGCACAAAATGCAATTGATAAACTTCGTAAATCACAAGGTTGGAAAAAAGCCACCCCTGCTGAATCACAAGCAGTAAAGACTGCAGCACAAAAGAATGCAATTGAGCGAGCGAAAAAGGGAATGGGCTAATATGGCTTTAACAATGGAACAGATTGCAGCAAGAGTCCTTGCTCTGCGCTATCGTAACAATGAGCGCGATGCTCGTAACCTTGACGTTCTTGCTGTCCGTAAAGGAAAGATTGCCGAAGTCTACCCTGACTTCTTTCCAGATGGAGTAGATGCAAATGTCGTTGCGAATTTTATTGACATTGTTGCCCGCGACTTATCCGAAGTTATGGCACCACTACCAGCCGTCAACTGCTCGGCAGCGAATGCGGTTAATGACCGTGCTCGTAGTTTTGCGGATAAGAGAACTCGCATTGCTTCTAATTATTTTCAGCATTCTGACCTCGCGGTCCAAATGTACTCAGGAGCCGACTGGTACATAACATATGGTTTCGTCCCTTTCATTATTGAATTAGACGAAGAAAGCAAACTGCCACGCATCCGCATAGAAAATCCTATTGGGGCTTACCCAGAATTTGACCGCTATGGACGCTGTGTTGCATTTGCAAAACGATACACACTGACACTAGGCGAACTTGTCTCACAATTTCCTGAGTATGAAAGAGAATTGCTAGGTGGCTACGGCTACAAGCAAGACCTCAATCACCAGGTTGAGATGATTCGTTACTACGACAAAGACCAGTCAGTTATCTACATTCCATCAAAGGGCGACTTGGTTCTTTCACGTGCTAACAATCCTCTTGGTAAAATGATGGTCGTTGTTGCACGCAAGCCATCTATTGATGGTGAACTACGTGGACAATTTGACGATGTACTTGGCATTCAATTGCTTCGCAATCGTTTTGCTTTGCTTGCTATGGAGGCTGCAGAGAAATCTGTACAGGCTCCTATTGTACTTCCACAAGATGTACAAGAACTACAGTTGGGTGGAGATGCGGTTATCCGTACTTCAAACCCAGCAGGTGTACGCCGTGTAGAACTATCACTTCCACAAGGTGCGTTTACTGAACAAGCACAACTTAATCAAGAACTTCGTGTAGGCACACGTTATCCTGAAGGACGTACAGGAAACATTGATGCTTCTATCGTCACTGGACAAGGCGTTCAGGCTCTTATGGGAGCCTTTGATACACAGGTTAAATCAGCACAGGCAATCTTCGCTGCAACTCTTCGTGATGTAATCACAATCTGCTTTGAAGTAGATGAGATGATTTTCCCAGACGAGA